ATTACTTTTAATGGATCTGAACAAATCCCTACTGGAACTAATCTTGGTGATTTTTGGGTTACACAAATATCAAATACCATTATTGGTTAAATTAATAGTTAAATTAATAAATATTTTTTTTTAGAAAATATATACACGTACTAATATACGAATAATGTCAAAACATTACTGTTTTACATGGAATAATTATGACGATAATTCATTAATTGAATTACAAAATTATGAAAAAATAACTTACTGTATTTTTGGACAAGAAGTATCCTCTGAAGGAACTCCTCATTACCAAGGGTATTTTGAACTTTCAGGGCAAGTTAAATTTTCATCTTTAAAAAATATATTTCCAAAGATTCATATGGAGTTGCGTAGAGGTAAGCAACAGGATGCAATTAATTATTGCAAAAAAGGCAATCAGTCACATGAAGAGTGGGAAAAATTCAAAGAATTAGGTCCAAACTACAGTATTGGAGCGATTGTTACGGAATGGGGTATTCCAGCAGTTACAAATCAAGGTAAACGTACCGATTGTGACAATGCCAGAGCATTAGTAAAAACTGGAGGTATGCGATTGTTAACTCGCAAAGTGCAATCATTTCAAGCGATGAAAGTGGCACAAGCATATATAGAATATAATGATACTAAAAGAGATTATAAACCTACAGTAGTGTGGATTTATGGTGAAACAGGTTCAGGAAAATCAGTTTTAGCGAATAAACTTGCATGTTTAACTAACAAACATGACGTTTATCGTAAAAATGACGGTACCAAATGGTGGCCTGGTTATGATGGTCATGAAACAATCATAATAGATGATTTCCGTGACACATGGTGGTCGATGACGGAAACACTAAGTTTATTGGATGCAAATTCAAAAAATGTAGAAGTAAAAGGCGCTAACCGCCAATTTAAAGGACGTAATATATGGATTACATCAATATATCATCCGAATTCATATTATAAGAATACAGATGAGCCTATTGAACAATTACTACGTAGAATTGATACAATCATTTATATGAATGATCATCCCGAATGCATGTTGGAAAAAAAGTATGAAATGGTCGAAAATATCGAACATAAAAATATTAATAGAGAAATTGAGGAGTTTCTTAATAATACATACTGCCAACGAGAATAAACTGCATTCGGCATTCTTCAACCATAGATTTTTTAGTGGTCGAAAAAGTCCGGTCGAAGAAGTGGGTAGGTAATACTAAACTACCCACTTTTTTACACAAGTACTATAAGTATACTTTATTTCATAAAAGTAAGAGGTTGCTTATTGCACCCTCGGCACTTGAGTGATGAATACTTCTCATCCTGTCGTATATATATTTCAATTTTGTGCAGCGCTACGCGCAGCACTAAAAATAGAAATATACGACACGATTCGTCGTAGACACAACTCAAGCGCCTCCATCGCGGGGATATGGAATGGAGTTGGTATAAGGTCAACTGCGAATTAATTAATTATTACTTATTATTATTACTGCGTCAATTATATAGTTATGGATCTGCAAAGTATCTACATAAAATATATAGATTTAAATTTACTTTATAGTAAACATAAGAAGTATCATAAGAAAATGATGAAAAATGGACATAGAGATGTTATTGCGCTAATTATATCGCACTTAGAGGATATCTTACGCCAAATAGAGCAATTAGAAGAGGATATACCTGATTTGTGTCAAGATATTTTTGAAGATAGTAATATAAAATGTAACTTACATTAATTATTTATTTTCAATATTTTTTTTATGATATAATATATACGAGTTATATTAAACATGTCAGCACAAAATTATAAGAAACCTTATAAGAAAACTTACAAGAAAGTTGTTAACAGCAAAGGTGGAAAACCTGAATATTATAAAAAGAAAGCAAATAAAGGAGAATATGTACCTTATCAACCAAAAGGTTGGTTAAGAGGTGGAGGTTCATTAGCTGGTGGTGCACTCGGAACAGTGATTGGTGGACCCGCCGGTGGAGCCTTAGGTTCGTTTCTCGGAGGTAAACTTGGTCATTTAGTATCACAAGTTACTGGTTTTGGAGATTATAGTATTGACCAAAACTCAATTATGGCTGGTGGTATGTCTATTCCACAAGTAGTTAATAGTGTCGACAGAGGTTCGGTTATTATTAGACATAGGGAATTTATCAGAGATATTTCAGCATCTACAGCGTTCACGATATTAAAATTTCCGCTTAATCCAGGACAAAAGTCAACTTTTCCATGGTTATCACAAATTGCTGCTAACTTTGAACAGTATAGATTGCGTGGTGTCCTCTTTGAGTTTCTCTCAACATCAAGTGATGCAGTGCTTTCCAGCTCTACATCTACTGCCCTTGGGACAGTGAATATTGCAACAGATTATGATGCTATTGATGCAGCATATACTGACAAGAGGTCAATGCTTAATACTATGTTCTCTTCGTCTAATAAGCCGTCTCAAACATTTATTCATCCTATCGAATGTAAAAAAAGTATCAATCCTTTATCTCTCCAATATATTAGAACAGAATTATCTGCTCCAGCTAATACAGATATTAGAATGTATGATTTAGGAAATACATATGTTGCAACTGAAGGTATGCAAGCAGCAACAGGAAATGTTGGTGAATTATGGGTTACATATGAAGTTGAATTGTTTAAACAACAAACTAACTTACTTGCGTATACTGATCATTTTGGATTAACAGTTATGGACGCAGGATCGTGGCTCGGAACTGCAGCTTCCTCATTGGATGTTGGTGGTTCACTTGGTGGAACTGTAACTTCAGGAGATACCTATAGTTTTCCTGAAGATTTATCTTCAGGTAAATTTCTATGCACGTACTTTTGTACCGGAACAACTGCTGTTCTTGGTGAAATTGATTTAATAATTACTAATGGTGCATTGGTAGATTATTGGTCTGCAGGTGCAACTTTGTATTTACAAACACCAGCAGCAGGTATTAACAGTTCAAGTATAATGTGTCAATTTGTGGTTGTCATTAGTGCACCAAATTGTGTCATTACTTTTAATGGATCTGAACAAATCCCTACTGGAACTAATCTTGGTGATTTTTGGGTTACACAAATATCAAATACCATTATTGGTTAAATTAATAGTTAAATTAATAAATATTTTTTTT